TGTCTCTCGAAAGAAACACGGTAGTCAACGTCAGCAGACCGATCTCCGATAAGGAGCGGTTTTCCGACCAAAATAGGTCGGCTGCCGACGTTGGCACTTTGCTTCCGGGGGATAGAGGCGCGGTCCCCCTCCGCAGTCCCACTGGTGAAAACCAGGGGTCTGCGGAGGTTGCGCCTCCCGGAGCCGCGGGTACTGTCTGGGGACCAGACAGATCGCGGACTTTGGGGGGTAAGAGAGGTGGGGCAGTGGCTCGTCGAGTTCGGGCTGCGGCAGCGCGTCTAAGAACCTTTGCGGGTTCTTGGGACGCTGCTGTCGCAGCCGTCGTCGGCTTGCCACTGTCCCACGGAGGAATCCGGCGTGACGTGCGTGTTTGGCACACGCACGTTCGTGGGAAACTCATCAAGATCGCGGCGACGCAGGGCGTCGAGGTGGCGGTAGCCGAACTGAAGAAATTCAGTTCCGACTCCCGCCGTGCGTGGGTGGAACATAGTTCCCCAACGCACTTCCTCTGGCGCTCCGCTCCCCCTGACCTACGGCTCTCGCAGACCTGCTGGGCGCAAATGTCCTTCATTGGACGTTCGCTCCCTACCGGGTCTGCGAGGCACGTCGAGGTCTCCTTAGCCAATCACCAACGTGATGTGACTTCGGAGTTCTCGACGTCGGCCGCCCACCTGTCATCTCTGACTGCGTGGGTGACCGCATGGGCCAGGAGGTACCTCCCCTCCCGCCCCTCGAAGGCGAGTGTGATGGCCATGACTTCTGGGTCATCGGCCACATACTCGAGAACGAGGGAGGAGGGGGGTTTCACTGCTGATCTTGCTGAGCTCCTAGGTTCAGCTGCTCCGATGGACTTAGTACGGCCCGATGAGGTCACGCATTCTGCGTGGTCCTCTATCGAGTCCGAGCTTCGTCTCATCGAGGCGGCCAAGCAGGAACTGCCACGGCGCGTCCCTAAAGGGCGCGTCGTGACGGTTGCCGAGCGCGGGCACAAGGTCCGAGTCGTTACCGCTATGGAGCGGAGCGCACTCGTCTTGGGCCATTGCGCAAGGCGTCGTCTGATGCTCGGGCTACGAAAGTGGCCCTTGCTTCGGACGGTTCTGCTTGGCGAACCTAGGGAGGTGGTGCGGGAGCTACAGGGCTCGACTGGCTTGGTCCTCTCTTCCGATCTCCGAGCCGCCTCAGACTTGGTTCCCCTCGACGTCGCGCAAGCGATCGTCGAGGGCCTGAGACTGAGCGGCCGGATACTGGAAGACGAGCTCCTAGGACTCCGTGCTTGCACGGGTCCTCAGGAGTTGACCTGGCCAAACGGGGAGACTCACGTGACCCGTCGCGGCATCCTTATGGGATTGCCGACGACGTGGGCACTATTGAATCTCTACCATGGGTGGTGTTGGGACGCGGCGACGCGAACTGACCCCTTACCCATGGGACCTGCGGCTTCACGAGGCTCCATGAAGTCTGTCGCGCGCGTGTGCGGCGACGACCTCATTGGCGTCTCGTCCCCCGCCGGGATTCGTGCCTACGAGTCTCGCTTACGCGAGACCGGGGCCGAATTCTCAGCGGGGAAGCACTTCCTTTCCCCAGACCGTGGTGTGTTCCTCGAGGTTCTTTGGGAGTTTCGTGGCCCCAGAATCACCGTACTCGATGGAGATATCGGGTACTGGCGAGTTCTGGCACGGCAAGGGAGGCGAGGGAAGCGCATCCGAGTTCTTACGAACCGGGTGCGTCTCCACACGTGG